AGGGTTGTCAGTTCGCTGTTTGTTGGCAGGGCGATGAGCTTGGCCACCAGTCCGCTGGTGATGCCTGAGTTCAGCGCATCCCATTGTGCTTGGGTGAAGCCCGAGTTGTTCAGGGTGTACTCGAACTCCCACGCGGTGCCGTCAAACTTATAGCGGTCTACGCTGGCGATGACAGTTGGTGTTGATACATCGGCGGGCACTTGCACGAAGCAGTAGTCGTTGTTGTCGGCTGTGGCAATGGCCGATGCAAGGGCGGTGGCCACCTGCGCATGTGTAGCGCTCAGTGTCAAACTGAGATCGCTCACAAGATTATATGAGCCGCGATAGGTGGCGGTGGCTGTGCCGATGGATGAGTTAACAAACTGCTTGTCGGCGAGCTGGTTCTGTGCCGATGCCTGTGTCGGCACAAGTGCCTCCAGCGCGTCGATGTCGCCGGCATTGGCCTGCTCAGCTGCACGGGCGCGGGTCTCCTCGTCGCCGATGAGTCCATCCACCTCAGTCTTGGTGTAAGTGGTGCTCTGCGGTGCTGCGTTGTCGGCCTTCTGTAGCGACGACTGCACGCCGCTTGTCATGTCGGTCGATGGAATGCCGCCTGATGGTTTCTGATAGGCGGTGGCACCGGCTGATGCGCCACTGCGGATGGTCGAGAGGTCGTCGATGGTGTTCTGCTTGCCTGCCAACAGGGTTGTCAGTTCGCTGTTGGTGGGCAGGGCGGTGAGCTTGGCCACCAGTCCGCTGGTGATGGCCGAGTTAATGGCATCCCACTGATCGGCGGTGAAGCCTGAGTTGTTCAGGGTGTACTCGTAGGCCCAGGCGCTTCCGTTGTACTTATAGCGCTCCACGCGGGCAATCTCGGTTGGTGTGCCTGCGTCGGTTGGTATCTGTACGAATGCGTAGTCGTTGTTGTCGGCTGTGGCTATGGTGCCGGCCAGTGCGGTGGCTATCTCGGCGCGGGAGGCTGCTGGTGTCAGACTCAGGTCGCTCACCTCGTTGAACGAGCCGCGATAAGTGGCGGTGGCGGTGGCCACGCTGCTATTCACAAACTCCTTGTCGGCCAATTTGTTCTGAGCCGAAGCCTGCGATGGTATGAGCGCTTCGAGTGCGTCGATGTCGCCGGCATTGGCCTGCTCAGCTGCACGGGCGCGGGTCTCCTCGTCGCCGACGAGTCCGTCTACCTCCGTCTTAGTATATGTGGTGCTCTGTGGAGCCTTGGTAGCCAGCAGGTTGTCGGTCTCGGTCTTGGTGTAGGTGGTGCTCTTGTCGGCCTTACCGTTCAGCATGGTGTTCAGATCGGCATTGGTGGGCAGGGCTTGCAACTTACCAACAAGCCCGCTGGTGATGCCTGAGTTCAGCGCCTCCCATTGTGCAGCGGTGAAGCCTGAGTTGTTCAGTGCATACTCGAAGGCCCACGCCGTGCCATCGAACTTGTAACGCTCTATCGAGGCGATCTCGGTTGGTGTGGCGGTGGCGGTTGGTATCTGCACAAATGCGTAGTCGTTGTTGTCGGCTGTGGCTATGGTGCCGGCCAAGGCGGTGGCGATGGCGGCGCGGGTGGCTCCCACACTCAGATGCAAATCAGTCACCAGATTGTAGGTGCCTCGGAATGTGGCGCTGGCAGTAGCGATGCTGCTGTTTACGAAATCCTTGTCGGCCAACTTATTGCTCGACGATGCCTGTGCGGGTATCTTCTCTTCGATAGCGTCGATGTCGCCGGCATTGGCCTGCTCAGCTGCACGGGCGCGGGTCTCCTCGTCGCTGATAGCCTGCTGAAGTTCGCCGTCGGCCTGCTGACGGGCTCGTTCTTCGGCATCTATGTTGTCCTGTAGGGTGCCCTCGGCTCCCTGTGCGCGTTCTACTTCGGCCTCCAGCGAGGTCTGTGGTGTGGCGGTGTTCAGTATCTCCTGTACCTGCTCGCCTGTCTGCTCCAATACATATCCAGTCTGTGCCATAATCGTTTATCTGTTGTTTGCGGGGTTGTTACTCTTGTTTACCAATATTATATCGAGGTCGCTTGTAAGCAGTATGCGCTGCTCTGAGTCCATCAGGAAGTCGTAGCGGTCGGCAATGCTCGATTCCATCTCGCGGGTGTATGTCACGGGGCGGTCGCCGCTTACCGATGGGCACACTATCAGCTGTGGATCGGGCGTGTCGGCCACGAATGCCAGATACTGTCGGTCGGTCTCCACGCGATAGCCCTCTTCGAAGTCGGTGTCTGGCACGTGCCAGGTGCACTCCACTTCTATACGACCGATAATGCCATCTGTTGGGAATGTGAAGTACCACGCACCGCCCGAGTCTTCGAGCATGTCGGCCTTCTCGATTTTCACTTCCTTGCGGCGATAGCAGTATATCAGCTTCAAGCCAAAGTAGTTGGCCTCTTGATCAAAGTCCTTGATGGCTACCTTGAACTTCGCCTCTTCGCCCTGTTGCAATATTCTTGTCTTGTCCATAGTTTTACAATTTCATATAGGGTTTAACTAAAATATCGAAGCCGTAGGGCACGGCATACATCTGCTGCGGGGTTGATGGCGATCGGTGGGTGTAGCTGTTGTCCACCAGCAGCAGCCCTGCCTGATAGATGGGGGCTGGTATCTTGCCGTACTGTTCGGTCAAACTCTCCACCAGCTCGTCGGCATCATTGCCTCGGCCGAGTATCTGCGCCATCGTTTCTTCGGCAGCGTCGGCATACATTTCGAGCAGGTCGTCCTCGCAGTCGAAGTCGATGCGGGAGTGCTTCTTGATAAATTCGAGTGATAGAAACTTCATATCTTCATTCTGTTTTTCTTATCGCGCGATTCTCGGCCACAGGTTTACTTGACGTATGGGCACAAAAAAAAAGGGGAGGCCGCTGCCTCCCCGTAATAAATACCTCAATAACTAAAAACCTAAAACTATAAATATTACTATTAACCTTATATCTTATTCAGCGAATCGGGCGGCCTCCCAGATGCGACGGGTTACGAGTCCGCCCAGCTTTTTGCCTCCGGCGTTCACCCAGCGCAGGAACTGCTCCTGAATCTCCCAGGTGGCCTTGCCGCGTTCGATGTATTGTTTCAAAGTCGATTTGTCGAAGTTGCCTATGCCGCAGTTATACATAAAGTCCACCACCGCGTCGAATCGGCCCTGGGTGGTCAGTCGTTTCACTCGGCTGGCTGCTGCTTCATACTTGGCGAGGTCTTCCTTCAGGAATTGCTCGGCCTGATATTGGGTTATCTTGTCGCCCGCTTTCACGCCTGCGGTATGGCCGTAACCAATCGTCCATACGCCTGCGCTGTCCTTATATGCCGATAGCACGCAAGCCTCGAATTTCTTCAGCTTGTCTATCAATGTCTGCGATGCCTTCATCATTCACAAGTCTTCATTAGAGGGTTCTATTTCCTGTTGCTTTCTCTCCAGATTCTGTAAATCCTTATCGAGAATTTCAGCGTCGATGTCAAAGTGCCTCGCTGTCTTGTCTATCAGCACCTTGGCCAGCAGCTTCCACACTCGGGCGTGCTTGTCGCCTGGCAGTCGGCAGCTCGCCTTGTTCTCGGCTATGCTCAGCATCTGCTCGGCGCACACTATGCCGGCTACGATGTATGAGATGGGCACGTTGATGTGCACAAACACCCACCTTTCGACGCAGTAGGCCAGCAGAATGATGACGAACCGCTCGCTCAGTGTGGGTATCACCTGACGGAACTTATACGACATGAACTTAGCCTTATCGCGTTTTCTCTTCGGGTACATGATATGCACGCGCTTGTCAAGCTCGTAGGCGCTCCAAGCGTCGTACAGCACAAACATCGTGGCGATGATCATCAGGGGGAAGGCAGGCTCAAACCTGCCAACCACCCATCCTATCAGTCCGCCGAATGTCAGCGATAGCCATTCGAAAACCTTCTCCATCGTCATGCTGTCAACTCATCGAAGTGTTTCTTTACTGTTGGCAGAGCCAAGATTCCGTTAACCAGGCAGCCGGCTGCTATGGGGTATGCGCCCTCATATATGCCGTAGCCCACGCCTCCGATGGTGCCGAGCACCCACAGGCAGATAACTGCGAAATTCAATACTTTTTTCATTTTTCCGTTCAATTTTTAGGGGTTATTATTTTTAATATGGTCGATTCTTGGCCGTGGGTTTACTTAGGCCACAGCCGCCATTGTGCGCCAATGCCCACGTAGATGTCGGGCTGTCGGCTGAACACTCCCACGCCTGCGCCGGCCTGTATGCCGAGCGATAGGCGAGGGGCGGGCTTTACTATCGTCTTGGTGACGGTCTCGGTTATCGTCGGCAGTCTGAGATTGATGCTGTCGAGGTTCGGTTCAAATCCGCTCACCCATGCCGTGTAGAGCGAGTCGTCGTAGCGCTTCTGGATGATGGGTATGGGCACGTCGATGGAGTCGTGGATGGTGTCGCGACCCGATGGCACGGGGTAGGGGATGCGCAGATACACCGTCTTGCCGATGTCTACCGTCTCGGCCGGCACAGGCTTGTAGATTGTGGTGTCGCGCCACACCGTGTCGCGCTCTATCACCACCGTCGGCTCAGGCTCGGGCCTACTCAAAAAATAGATGTTCGTTACGAAACTGAGTGCGATGAGCCCCACCAGAGCCCACCAGCACCCTCTCATTGATTTTTCTTCGCTATTCATTTTTCTGTCGATTAAATATTGTCGTCGTTATGACCTAAATAAACGTCAAACTTTGGGAAATTCTCGCGCACTTTCTTGTCGAGCAATTCCATCTCATATTTCAAAAACTTGTGCCATTTCTGCTGTGGAGAGACGCGACGCAGGAAGAAGGCATACTCTTCAATAACCGTCTTCTGCTGATTGCACTTGACCATAAGGTCGTTTTGAAAACTAACGTCATTCTTCACCACTTCTTGCAAGCGTTCAATCTCGCTGCCGTTGTAGTGATAACTTCCCGTGTTCTGGTCGGTGACGTAGATTACATCTTCGACCTCGGTAAATGTTACGGTAGGATATTCCCGTCGGCTGACAGGCACACCATCGTGGAAACTCACTACCTCGCGCGGCTCATGGTTGTACGTCACGATGACCTCTCCTTTCTCTTTGTCGAATGAGCATCCGATGGTCTCACGCTCGTTAATCATGTGAGGCCCTTTGGTTGTTTCGATAATAATCATAGTTCTGGATAATCTTTTGCTTTGTGATGTTTTTTGTCGATGGCGCATTGGTGATACTTTACCTTTACGCAGTTGTGGCGGTTGCCCTTACACTCCAGCGAGTCGCCGTGAAACGACTTGCACTCACAGCCCACCTTGCCCGTGGCGTACTCCTCGTAGTACGGGCATCGGTCGCCGTACTTATTGGCAGGCTTGTCGGTGTTGTGCCTTGGTTTCCCTTTGCTCATAGTTTTTTAATATTATCGACCGTGGTCAATCTTATAGTTGACCGCGTTGAATTGTCAAACTGACCACGTTGAGTTTGCAAACTCAATGCGATGAGTTTTTATGCTTTCTTCTGATAAATCTTCTTACTAACGATTTCCATCACGGCATTTTCGATGTCGTTGGTGTGAGCCGTTATCGCGTCGCTCACCATATTGGGGTAGATGCTAAAATCGTGAATGAGGTCGGTGATGAGAAAGCGCAACTTCTCTTTGAACTTGTCGAGACTTTCGGTCTCTCCCTTGGCTATTCGTGCGTCATACTCAGCCTGTGTCTCTTCGCGTCTCTTGAATATACGAACGTATTGGTCATAACCGCCACCGTTGCCGTAGTAGTCTTCTTCTCGTTCGTAGGAGTCGATGCGAATATCCACATCGTCGGGCGAATGTTCGGGATGCTTTTTCAGCCATTCAACGAATATCTTTGCCGCTTGATTTTCAGCAGGGTAGCAGTTGAGCGATTCTGAGTGCAGAATGTCGTCAACTTGCATCTTGTATCGTGTAATCATACGCTATTTCATTTTTGAAAGTTTGTGAAGATAGTACATTAACACCGCATTCAGCGAAAACGTGAAAGTGTGGATGATGAATCGCACATCGAATCCATCAATAAAAGCAATGGGTAGTGAAAACACAGCAAGCACTATGCACACCCACATCAGGATATATATGAATCGTCTCATACTTCGCCCTCCTTCTTTTCGTCATTATCCACACGTTGCTCGAATCGCTCACATTTTGCACGATAGATGTCTATCACGTCACCTGTACCGAATATATGTTGGAGTTCCTTCAAAGCCAGCATCACGTCCGCAATTTCCTCTTGCACCGCTTTTGCTTCGACACGTTTACGCCTGTAGTGGTTGATTGCCACAATCAGTTCGCCCATTTCTTCAATGGCGAGGTCTATCAGGTAGTTGTCGCCATACACTTTTCGCGCCTTGGTTAGTGCGCTTAATAATTTGAAATCTATTGCCATAGTTCCTTTTATTTATGATACTTCTTTTCCAGTTTCTGCTCAGTATTCACCCCGTCGATGTATGACTTCTTGCTGATTTCTCCGAGTATGTCACGCAAGACGGGGCGATAGTTGTCCATGTCGGTACAATGGCAGAGGATGTCTTCTGTCACTCGGTCGAGCCATTTATGCAATGGCTCGTCCTTTTGTCGTTGTAGGTTTCGTTTCATGGTTCCTTATTCGTATTGTTTTATAAGTTTTAACAACTCTCGCCTTGCGATTCTTCAAACGATGGCGGTTGCGGTTCAGTTTCTTTTCTGATTGTGATTTTGTCAGGCACGGGCATATCCATGCAATGAGCCGCATGAACGATGTTGCGAGCCTTGCGGATATTCTGCTGTGTCTCTTCGTCAATGCCGAGAGCCTTCATCGCAAGGTCGGTATCTTTCACCACCTTTGCCGCTCCCTCGATAAAGTTCTCCAGACACTTCTCACGCATTTCTCGTTGTCCTTCCTGCTTGCCCATCTCTCGGATAGCAGCACAAGCGACATACACTAACAATGAAATAAGTGCGGCCTTGTAGTCGGCCAATGCCCACATAAATGCAGCCAATATAATCATGGCTACGATGTGGAGTGTAATACTAAGTTTTGTTTCTTTTTTTCATTTCTTGCCTTTCTTCTTTGGTGATACATAAAGATTCCAAGTGCCGACCTTTTCTTCAGCGTTGGCACCATAGATGCGCTTTGTCACCTCATAATGATGATGTGCGCCCTTGTCCCAGATAATCATGTACTCGCCAACGTCTGGAACGCTGCAAGTCCAAAGGTCGGTGATAATGTCGCCGTCCTCGTCATCATGGAATACATAGACGTGCTGTAACTTTTTCTCGTCGCGGTTTGTACCATCTACAACAAAATCCATCAGCAACATGTATTCCTCGTCATTGATTGCCTGCTCTTCCGATAAGATGAGCCACGAATTGCAATGATTCAGCAATTCGATTGCTTTTCTCTGTTTGTCTGTCATAGTTCCTTATAAATCCGTGAAATTCGTGTTCTATTTGTCTGCCGATGCTGTTTGTGGTTCAACATACGATACTGGCTCGTAGAGTCCTACACCTGTCAGCAGAATAGGCCCTACAACAGTCTCAGCCGTCAGGATGCTCCAAACAAGATTGCCAGCGCACACCTCATACTGCACCCCGTCAATTTTGTAGTCGTTCTTGTCCATCCATCCGTAAGGCTGTGCCGTGAACTCCGTGCCGTCGGCCTTCTTGAAGGTCTTTCTGTCGGCACAACTACTCAATACCATTGCAGCGATTGCTGCGAAAATCATAATCTTTTTCATAATTCCTTTTGTTTTATTTGGTTAAACATTTCTCTTTTGAAAAATCCCCTCGGATGAGTGGCCGAGGGGGTGGAGGTCTTTCCCTCCCGCCAAAGTACTGGCCGCACTTTTGATCACTGGCGGGCCAATGTGACTAAATAAGGGTATAATAACAGCGTTCGCAATTTATTCGCAGTCCATCTGAAGCCTTGGTCTCTTAGAGTCGCCCTGCCCGAATGATAGCCGTTGCGCATTAAGTGGGATTCGCACCCACGAGAATGCATTTTCATCCTCTTTTTTGTTAATAATACGAAGCGTTGTTCATAAATTGAAAACTCACTCATGGGCGATTGCTCGCCCGCTGCTTCTGCGCCGCTGCGCATAGTGGAATGGGATGGAGTCGAACCACCGCTCACCTGGGCACTTTAACCGCCTGCCGATTGCACCACTTTGTCGGCTTTCCATTCCGGGATAAAAAAGCGCCGCGATGTGGCCGAAGCCTGACATCGCGACTTGCGAGAGCGCTAACTCGCCATTAGTTCTTTGGTCGGATGCTGTGGCGCGGTCTACTGCTCCACCCGTCCTTCGTCCAAATCAAACAGATACACGGCATCCATCAGCGCATGTATCGGGTCTATCTTGTGCGAGGGTGCGGGGCCGCCCTTGGTGATGCGGCGCAGGTTGGTGGAGTCGTTGACCTCCACGGCGCAGTTGCCGAAGCACCAGGGCCACAGGGGACTCTCACTGAATGAGATAAACGGGTCGTTGCGCTTGATCATCTCTTCGATTTCCAATATGCGCGGGTTCTGCACCATCATGGTCTGAGGCACGGGCACCACCATCTTTTGTATGGTCTTGGCGATTTCAGCCGCCGACACGTCCTTGCGCTTCTGGAAGAGCGTCTGAAGCCACGCTTTGAGTTGGTTGATGGGCTGGATGCTCTGTGCGGGGTCGTAGCCGAAGGACACGATGTTGATGCCTTGCTCCACGATGGCCGCGAGTTCGTTGATGGCGTGCATCGAGTCGAACACCTCACCGGGGGCGACGCGCAGCCAGCCTTGCTCAATCCACTGCTCGTACAGCGGCAGGTTGGGGCTGTCCTTCATCACGTCCTCCAGCCCCCACGCGATGGTGTCGGCAAAGAAGATGTCGCTCGATGTCTGCGCCTTGTAGTTGACCGCGAGGAATGTCATGGCAAAGAGGTCGTCGCCGTGCGAGAAGTCGAGTCCGCAATACACCTTCTGCCAGCCATCCATCATCTTGCAATCGGTGATGCGGCGGGCTATCTGTAGCGGCCTTATTCTGTCGCCCTTCATCCACGTCGTAATCCTGCCCGTCTGCCACATATTGAAGTCCTTCGTCAGCACCTCCTGCTTGGTGTCCTCGGTGCCGGTGGCGGCTTCGTGCAGTCGCTCGCGGTAGTAGGTGGGCTGGACGGTGGTGCCGATCGAGCGGTTCACCTTCTTGAAGAGTTCGGGGTCGTCGAGCTTCGTCAGGTCGTCGGTCAGCTCCCACTTGTCGAGCTGGAGCAGGAAGGCGCACCAGTAGTCGTCAGGCGTGCGGATGCGCTGGCCGAGGGGGTACTGCATCTCGCCCAGCAGCGATGCTTCCACCTGCTCAATCTTCGTCTTGTACGGGCCTTCCTTGATGCGGCCTGCCGTGGTGGTGTGGAGCAGCAGCTTTTCACGACGCGGACCGGTTGAGCCCCAACACGTATCGACTGCCGCCTGCATGTCGGAGTGGGCGTTGACGTAGCCCGCCTGACCGTGCTCGTCGGCGTGAACCACCGAGGCGTAGAGTCCGTCCTTCGAGGTCTTGCCCGCCGCCATGCACTTGATTTCGCCCTTCATGGGGTGACCGGGCTGCCAGTTCAGTCCGTTGCGGGTCATGCGGAAGTATTTGCCGCCCATGCGGTTCGAGCACGTGGGATCGACTTGCATGGCAAACTCGCGGATGGCTTTGTAGGCTATCTGGCTCTGTTCGCTGGAGTTGGTGCAGATGAGTGCCTGCCCGTTCACGTCGCCCAGGAATCCCACCTCGGTGAAGTCCACCGCGCCGCCCAGCTCCGTCTTGCCGCTCTTTCGGGTGAGGAACCAGTGCGCCTCCTGCGTCAGCCGTCGCGTGTCCCACACCATGCCGTCCCGCACCCATTCGGTAGGCAGCAGCATGTCGCCGTCGTGGTATTCGCGCTCCATGCTCACGTCCACCTTGAAGGCGTAAATCTCGAAGATGAGCCACGCCTGGAAGGGCATAAGCCGCACGTGCTGCGAGCCGCGAGGGGTGGAGAACTTCAGTCCGCCCTTCACGTGTCGCCCGTCACGCCACTGTCCCTCAATGGCCCGCAGCGACCGCTTCACCCGTTCGGGGTCGAGGTCGTAGGAGTCCATCAGTCGCATTTCCTTGCGGATGCCCAGCAGCTCATAGAGGTTGGCGTGCGACCCCTCGTTGCTGATTGCATCTTCGATGTAAATCATTAAACGCTCGTCGCACTTGTTCAGCCTATTGGCATAAAGGGGCAGTGCATCCCGAATGTCCGAGATGCACTGCGCTTTAGTTTGTTTAAGTTCGTCGAAGTCTTGCATAAATTAGAATAATGTTAGTTGCGCCTGCTCATTTCCTCGACGAGAGCCTGCGCCGTTTCTTGCGATACATGGGTAGATATTGTTGCGCCTTTCGTGACGAACTCAATCTTAACTTTGCCGCTATTCCGACGTGGCTTACGTTCTGGAATGGTGAGCGATACCTGCTGAACCATTTCGGGATTGTCGTGGATGTTGCCGACCACCTTGAAGCGATAACTGTCGAAGTCGCCCATTCCCGACATACACAATCCGAGCACCTGCTTTGTCAATGAGCGGAACGTCCAACTTGTCACGGAGTCCGATGTCACAATATGGCGAGTCATCACCCGCTTTCGCATCTTTTCGGGAGTGCGCATCATTTCAACAAGGTCGCCCTCGTAGATGTCGCGTCCGTCCTTGTCGTGAAGTCCTGTAAACTGACCGATGGTGCCGACTCTCACGTCTTCCATCATCCAACCGCTTTCGGGGTCTTCGTACTGGATTGCCCAGCCGTCGCCCGTCTGCCCGTTAGTCCGCAGCAGGTCACCCGCAATCCATTCGCCTTTCAGCGTCTTGCCTCTGAATAGGATTTCTCTCATATCTCCATCCCCCATTCAAGTCCGTGCTTCGTCAGGAAATCGTCTAACTCCGTGAGCGACTTCTTGCCGCCGTTGCGGAACCTGAGCCAGTCCGTTTTATTCAGTCGGCAGATGTCCGCGATTGTGTCGATGCCGTTCCCCTTCAGCAGATTGCGAGTGCGCACAGACAAATCAAGTTCCTCTACCTTCTGACTCAGCAGCGCAGTCATTTCGGGCGACAGCTTTTTCCGGTTCTCTGCACGCTCTGCGTCGCGCTTCATGTTCTCGCGGACGGTTGCAAGTGCCAACTCCACCATCTCCACCGACTTCATGTTGTCGAATACGAGATAGATTTGCGGGTCATGCAGCCGTTGGTCTTCTGGTGTCTCTCCGACCTTACCGCCATTATAAAACTCGGCCAGCGTTATGCCGTGCCTTTCGATTCCGTCTCTGCCCGTGAATCTCACCACATCGACGAAAATCTTACCTCCAAAGCGTGCCTCGGCCTTGCCGTAGATGCCGCTTTCGTACTTTGGTTTCTCTTCTGCCATAGTTCCTTATTCCGAATATTGAAAAAATAGCAGCACGGCAGGGAGTCGAACCCAAGCCGTGCTGTGTGGTTATTTATCGCGGACAGATTTAAAGTCTGTCTCGATTTGTCGGTAAGTGGCCCGAAAGCGATTTGCCTTTAAGTGTGAGCTGTCCGCGATGCCGTAAAAGAGTATGCGTCGGCACCCGTCGGAGCGTAATCTGAGGTGTAATCGTTTCTGAGGTTCATCGTTTCGGACTTATCGTTAGGCCACATATAGGATACAAGTGTCATGCTAATCTCGCCCATCGGTGTCAGGGCTGAGTAAGCATCGACGACCTGTGCAGACGGCTGGCTGACCTCTATGTTCAGCATTACGGGAGTCTGCAAGTCCACGATGTTCCACTGTGAATCGAACGAAACGACGGCCTGGCCGTCCACTGAGAGGGTTGCTACGAGTTCGTAGCCGATGTCTTGCTCAGGCGGGCTGTAGGCCTTCATCTGAGCCGTTGCCGACGCGACCATTGCGATCATCATCAGCACTGCGCAACAAAGAAACTTCTTCATTTGCCTTTCATTTATTTAACGTTAAACTTGTGAGGGGCTCGCACCCTCTTTGCCTTCAATAACGCAGGGCGGTGGCTACCGCTGTCAATTTTCCGAGCTTGGTTACTCGCAGACCTTACAGCTTTAGCGTTCGCAGTCTTGATCCCGCTGCACCGTCGTAGCCTTCACCGCCCCGAAATCTTTGGTCGGACTATCCCTCCAGCTCGCCCGGATTGCCGCCGCCTCCATTGTTGTCGCCGCCATTGTCGTCGTCGCCATTGTCGTCGCCGTTGGCAGGTGTCTCGGTGCCCTCCTTCTCGTCCTTCTCCGTAGCCCATGAGAGGGTGGCACCCTTGATGGCCTGGTTGATCTCGTCGCTGGGCTGGTAGGTCGCCTTCGGAGTCATGTCGGTCAGGGCCAGCTCGTCAGCGTCCTGCTTCCACGGTCCCGTGACGCTGGGGTAGAGCGTTCCGAGCGGTCCGAGGTCGACGATATAACCTTCCTTCAGTCGGTCGCGGATGCCGTCCAGCAGCAGGTTGGCTGCCAGCGTTGCCTCGGCCTCGTGCAGTGTGGTGTTCCTTGCCGACTCCTTGGCCACCTCCTCGAAGGTCTTTTTGCCGGTTGAAACTACGCGGCCATAGAAGCCCGTCACTTTCACGCCCTCGATTTTGCGAACCATTTTCGCCTTTTTCACTTTAATTTTCAGTGCTGTCATAACCATTATTTTTTAATTGATGAAAAACTATCGGCTTTTGCCA